GAGATCTTTTTGATAAAGCGAGAGCGAAGATAGACAAAGGTTGGTCAAAGTTGGCGAATGATAGTGGAACAATGGATAAAGATAATTATATTTTTGCATATTACCAGGACATTAAGAGCGGGAAAGTAACCGTTGGACGATGGATTCAGCTCGTTTATGAGTATATCGTCAAGGGGTTACAGGACAAACGATTCTTTTTTGATCAAAAGAAAGCGAACGACGCGATTGAATGGATCGAAAAGCATTGTTTTCATACGGAAGGTCCGCTTGCTCCGAACTTGCTGAAACTTGAGGTATGGGAAAAGGCGTTCTTTTCCTGTTTATACGGGATAGTCGACAAGAACGGACAAAGACAGTTCCGCGAAGTCCTGTTAGTAGTCGGACGAAAAAACGGTAAATCGAAAATCGCTTCGGCGTGTGGAGATTACGAATTCCGGCGAGGTGGTTACGGGTCGAGAGTGTTTTGTATCGCTCCGAAGCTGGAGCAAGCCGATCTCGTTTATAACGACATTTGGCAGATGGTTCAATTGGATCCTGAATACAAAGCTCGGAAAGAAGAACTTTCGATTCGTGACGAGCACAATAAAAAGATCCTCGACGATTCCGATCTTCCGCGTCACAGAATGAGCGATCTCGCGATTCCTGGTTCAAACAGTACGGTCAAGAAGATCGCTTTTTCTGCGAAGAAATCAGACGGTTTCAATCCGTCACTTTGTATATGTGACGAGGTTGCAAGCTGGGAGGGAGACGCGGGACTCAAACAATATGAAGTTATGAAGTCGGGTATGGGAGCACGTCCCGAAGCGATACTCTTATCGGTCACAACGTCCGGTTACATAAATGATTCGATATATGACGAGTTGGTAAAAAGATCGACTCGTTTTTTGTTGGGCGATTCGAAAGAAAGTAAACTTTTACCGTTTCTGTATATGATCGATGATATTGGGAAATGGAACGACATCAACGAGCTTCGGAAAGCGAATCCGAATCTTGGGTCGTCGATCTCCGTTGATTATATGCTCGAAGAGATCGCGATCGCAGAGGGTTCGTTATCTCGTAAGGGCGAATTCATTTGCAAGTATTGTAACCTTAAACAAAATTCATCGCTCGCGTGGATCGGTTCGGACATTATCGAGAAAGCGTCCGGCGAACCTCTTCAGCTTGAGGACTTTCGCGGGTGCTATTGCGTTGGCGGAGTCGACTTATCCAGGACGACAGACCTTACGGCGGCGACGATCGTTGTTGAGAAAAATAGCGAATTATATGTATTCGCTCGTTTCTGGTTACCGTCCGAGAGAATCGAAGAGGCAACAACGAACGACGGTGTTCCTTATCCGATATACATCCAGCGCGGGTTACTACATCCGAGCGGGTCAAATATAATCGATTACAACGACGTTTTTGATTGGTTTAAAGAATTAGTCGAAGAATACGAGATATACCCGTTACAGGTCGGATATGACCGTTACAGCGCAACGTATTTAGTGAATCAGATGTCGAATTACGGGTTCCATATGGACGATGTATTTCAAGGTTACAATTTGCATCCTGTAATACAGGAAGTAGAGGGATATTTAAAAGACGGTCGGATCCATATTGGCGACAACGATCTTTTGAAAATACATTTCTTCAATTCCGCTTTAAAAGTCAGTACCGAAAAAGGGCGGAGCAAGCTCGTCAAGATAAAGCCGACAGCACATATCGACGGGATGGCGGCGTTGCTCGATGCTATGACGGTACGTCAAAAATGGTACGCGGAAATTGGAGGACAGCTCGAAAACAAAAGGGAGAGTTAAAACAAAATGTCTTTATTTGACAGGATTTTTCGTCCGGACAAGGCGAAAAAATCAGAGGACGCTTTAAAAGAAGCGTGGTCGTTCTTTCAGACATTAACCGCATATGCTCCGGTGTTCACGAATTGGGGCGGTGCGATTTATGAAAGTGAAATCGTAAGAGCGGCGATCGATGCGAGAGCGCGTCACATTTCAAAACTAAAAGTAGAAACAGTAGGAACAGCGAATCCGTCACTTCAATCAAAATTGGCTCAAGGTCCGAATCAATGGCAAACCTGGAGTCAATTTTTATACCGTGTTTCGACGATTCTTGACATAACGAATAACTGTTTCATTGTTCCTGTATTTGATGAACGGATGATCATAACTGGAATCTTTCCAGTTCTTCCGTCCGTTTGTACCCTCGTTGAGTATGACGGTGAAGTATGGCTTCGTTACGAGTTCGCTCAAGGACAGTACGCAGCGGTCGAGTTCCGTAAATGCGCGTTGCTTACAAAGCATCAATACGAGAGCGATTTCTTCGGCGATCGTAATACTCCGTTAAAAGAAACGATGCAATTGATTCACATTCAGAACGAGGGCATCGAAGAGGGCGTGAAGAACGCGGCAACGTTCCGGTTTATGGCGACGCTGAATAACTTCAGCAGCGCGGAAGACCTGAAGAAAGAACGCGAGCGGTTTACAGAAACCAATTTATCGACTCAATCAAAGTCGGGCGGGTTCCTGTTATTCCCGAACACATACAAGGACATCAAACAGATCGATGTCAAGCCGTATGCGATAGATGCGGATCAAATGAAACAGATCCGAGAGAACGTATTCAATTATTTCGGAGTCAGCGAGGGCGTATTACAGAACAGTGCGAGGGCGGAAGACCTCGAAGCGTTCTTCGACGGTGCTATTGAACCGTTTGCGATCCAGTTCTCCGAAGCGATTACGAAGATGCTGTTCTCGGAACGTGAACGTGCTCAAGGTTCATATGTGATAGCGAACGCGAACAGACTCCAGTATATGAGCACGTCACAGAAAGTTCAGATGGCGAAGGAACTCGGAGATAGGGGCGCGATCCTTATTGACGAGATCCGCGAGCTGTTTAATTTTACGCCGTTGCCTGATGGAGCTGGTCAAGTCGCTCCGATAAGAGGCGAATACAAAGCAACGGACGAACTTACGGAGGAAGAAGAAAATGCCGAAGAAGAATGAACGAGAATATCGTGATATGATGCTCGGAATCCCTGAAGTAAATGCAGATGAAGAGCAAAACGAGGAAGAAAAGAAAGTCAACGGATATGCGACAACGTTCAACGAACCATACACGCTGTTCGAGGACGAAGATATTATCTATCGCGAACAGGTGGATCCGAGTGCATTTAACGAAACCGATATGTCGGACGTTATTATGCAATACGATCACGCGGGTCGCGTATTTGCAAGAACAGGAAATCAGACTCTTTCCGTTGTTCCGGACGAAAAGGGTTTGTTTATAGAAGCGGATCTCGGAGGGACAGAACTCGGACGCGAGTTGTACGAAGAGATTCGAGGCGGATATACGAACAAGATGTCGTTCGGATTCATTGTCAACAAGGATGAAGAACTCCGGACGGAGGCGGAGGACGGACGAGTTGACATTCTCCGGACGATAACAGGTATATCCAAATTGTTTGATGTTTCAGCGGTTTCAATACCCGCCAACAATGGAACGTCTATCGGCGCAACAACAAGAGGTCTTATCGACGGAGCGATCGACAAGATTCGAGCGGAGCGACTCGAAGCGGAAAGGTTGGAGCTGGAGAAGCGAAGAACAGAATTGAGGGCGAGAGCACTCGGAAAGGAAATTGACAAATGACAATCGAAGAAATCAAGGATCTCGGATTTGAGGAACTCGAAAAGAGATCGGCGGAGATAGCGGAAGAAACAAAAGAAGCAAGCTCCGACAAACTTGAGGAACTCAATGCCGAACTCGACGCTATTGAAGAGCGCAAGAACGCACTCAATATCGAGGTCGAAGAAACGAGAAAGAAAGCCGCTGAAGTTGCTAATGGATGCGGTGAAACTATCGAGGAAAGGAAAGAAAACAAAATGACTATCAAAGAAGTCAGAAACTCAAAAGAGTACATCGACGCATACGCAAAGTATGTCAAGACAGGTAAGGACGCAGAGTGCAGATCACTTCTTACCGAGAACGCAGACGAGCTGTCTGAATATCCTGTCGTTCCTGTTCCTGAATTTGTTGAGAACAGAATTCGCCAGGCTTGGGAGAACGACAAGATTTTCTCAAGAGTAGCAAAGACATTCGTTGCCGGAAATCTGAAGGTTGGTTTCGAGCTTTCATCAACAGGTGCAAGCGTTCACGAAGAGGGTGCAGATGCTCCGGATGAAGAAACACTTATTCTCGGAATCGTAACAATGGTTCCACAGATGCTCAAAAAATGGGTTACCGTATCTGATGAAGTGCTCGCACTTGGATCACAGGAATTCCTTGCTTATATTTACGATGAAATCGCAAACAAGATCGTTCAGCTCGCAGCTGATACAGTAATCGCAAAGATTCAGGCAGCTCCAACAACAGCAACAGCAACAGCCGTAGCAGTTCCAGCAATTGCTGGTCCTGTTTCCGCTGAAACAATTCTTGACGCTATTGCACAGCTCGGCGACGGAGCACAGAATCTTGTACTGGTAGCATCCGGACAGACAATCGCGGATATGAAGAAAGCCGCTCTTCAGGCTAACTTCGAATTTGATCCGTTTGCTGGCCTCGAAGTTATTCAGAAGGCAGGCGTTGAGGGGGCTATCGTCGGCGATCTTGCTGGAGTACAGGCGAACCTTCCTGAAGGCGATGGCGTGAAGTTCAAATTCGATGATCTTTCACTTGCTGAAAAGGATCTCGTAAAGATCGTTGGTCGTCTTTATGCAGCTATCGAGGTTGTTGGACCTGGTATGCTCTGCAATATCACAGAAGCATCCGAGTCATAAACAAACTTCGAAACTTTATTACAGGGCGGTCCTTTATGGACCGTCCTTTATTGTGAGGTAAATTCAAATGGCGATACTTGATAAAGTAAGAGCGGCACTCCGGATAACGACGCTGGTATACGATAACGAATTAAACGATCTTATCGACGCGGCGAAGCTCGATCTCGGAGTTGCGGGCGTTGAAGTTCCCGCGCCGACGGATGAACTCGTCAATTGTGCGATCATTACGTTCTGCAAGATGCGGTTCGGAATTCCTGACGATTACGACAGGTTGAAAGCATCTTATGATGAACAGAAAGCGCAATTATCGAACGCGACGGGTTACACGGATTGGGGTGAGTCGTAATGTATGACGACGTTGCGACTTTGATCAAATACGGGTCGAGCACGTTCGACGAGTACGGGAACGAATCAATTAGTACGGAAAAGACGGATGTATATGTTATGCCTCGCGGAGTATATCAAAGCGAGTTCTATAACGCAGCGCAAGCCGGACTCAAACCGACGATAACATTCGAAATCTCGAATCGTGAAGATTATCACGGCGAACAGGTGGTCGAATACAAGAAACGTTTCTATACCGTTATCCGAACAGATTGGAACGCACAAAGGGACCGCATATCTCTTATTTGCGAGGAACGAACGAACAATGGCTAAAGGAATTGCGACAGTTACCGCGCAAATGAAAGATTTGCTTGACGAATACAGCCGTGAAGCAGAACAGGCGGTCAATGAAAGTGCGGTCGAGGCTTCGGATCTATGTGTGAATCAATTGAAGAACACATCCCCGAAGCGTTACGGCAAATATGCTCGTAGTTGGACGGTAAAGAAAGAGCACGCGAGTTCGGGCGTTGCTGATTATATCGTTCATAACAAAGATTATTATCAATTGACGCATCTACTTGAAAACGGACACGTTATCAGAAACGGAAAAGGGACATATGGTCGGACAAGTCCGATACATCATATCGGTCCCGCCGCTGATTCTGCGATACAACGGTTCGATCTTGGAGTAAAGGCGCGTTTGGGGAGATTGAAATGACGTTATATCAGATATTAACAGACGAACAAACGGGCGTTGGTATTCCGGTCGCGTATTCACATTTTACCGATAAGGATGCTCCGGAGGCTCCGCCGTATCTTGTTTATCTTGGAAACGGTCAAGATACGTTCAAAGCGGACGATACATTCTACTATTCTGAAAACCGTTACCAGCTTGAATATTACTTCACAGAAAAAGACGAATCAGAAGAGGCCGCTATCGAGAAATGCTTACTCGATAACGGTTATCGTTACCAAAAGAGCGAAGACGTTTACATCGAGGATGAGGGCGTTTTCGTTATTTATTATCAGATTTAAGGGGGTCAATAATGGCTAATAAAGTCGAATTTGGTATTTCAAATCTTCACGTCGGGACATACACAGACGACGGTGAAGGTAATGTTACGCTTGGATCTCCGTATCATCAGAAAGGCGCGGTTTCGTTCTCTCCTGAAGAACAGAGCGAATCAACGAAGTTCTACGCCGATAATATTGCTTATTGGAGCGGATTTACCGGAGGTACATTCGAAGGTGATCTCGAAGTCGCAAAGTTCGACGATGCTTTCAAGAAGCAGTTTCTCGGATATAAGGAACTTACAAACGGCGGTCTTGCTAATGTAAAAGGAACGATCAAACCGAACGTCTACATCGCTTTCCAGGTCGAGGGCGATGCAGAGAGCAGAAGGGTCATAATGTATAATTGTGCTCTTGGAGGAATTACAAGAGAGTTCAACACCATCGAGGAAACAAAGGAACCGACAACCGAAACAATCCCTGTTACAGTTACAGGCGACAATGATTCAGGTGTTTCAATGGCGAGCTTTACTCCGAACGATGCTGGTTACGATACATTATTTACAAGCCCATCCGCTCCGGTTCTTGCGAGCGAATCTTAAAGACCAATTAAAGGGCGGGGCGAAAGCTCCGCTCTTATTTGTCATTGGAGGTTAAAAAATGATTAAAACTGTAAAGATTGGAAACAAAGAAGTCGTTCTCGACAATAATATCGGATGGGCGTTCGTTTATAAAGACCAGTTCGGGACAGATATAATCCCGTCCGTAATGCCGTTACTTGCTTCGACGGTCGACATCGTTGCTGGCATCGTCGAAGAGGCGGGCGACAAAAAAGAATTCAATTTTGAAACGATCGCGAAGATTTCAGACAGCGGGAAACTTGAGGATGCTTTCATAAAGGCGGCATCATATGAGTTCACGGACTTTATCAATATCGTTTGGGCGTTGGCGAAGAACGCCGATGATTCAATACCGGAACCGCGTGAATGGATCCGGCAGTTCGATGAATTTCCTGTCGATGTAATAGGCCCTGAAGTATTCAAGTTGATATTCAGGGGAGTCGTAAGCTCAAAAAACCGGAAGAGGATGAACGGACTTATAAAGAACGTTCATCCGACAAAGGAACCGTCGACCTCGACACGATCATCCTTGCCGGAATCGAACGAGGATTAACGATCGCGGATCTTCGCAAGATGCAAATCGGTCAGATAGTCGATTATATCATTTCGTTCAATAATCGGCAGAGATCCGCCGAACGTCAGAGCGAGCGCGAAGAGAAACACGGCAGAAAACGAAGAGCGACTCAAAGCGATATAAACGCGTTTTTTGGATAGGTAAAGTTATGGT